GGATAAAAATGCAAACCGTATCTGAGCTGTTTAAAGTGTTAGAAGGTACTTTTGAAGTAGATTTAGGAACTATACACCATTTTTCTAGCGGTGTCTATGCTAAACAAATGATGCTTCCTAAAGGCTATTTTGCTTTGAGCCATGCTCACAACTATGACCATTTAAGTATTTTAGCATCAGGTAAAGTAATTGTTAAGACAGATGAAAAAGCAATTCAGTATGTAGCTCCTGCGTGTATCACTATACACAAAGGTGAACATCATTCCATCACAGCGTTGGAAGACGCTACATGGTTCTGTATTCATGCAACAGAAGAAACTAATCCAGACAAAGTAGACGAAGTACTAATTATGAAAGAAGGAGCTTAATATGCCATGGGGAGCCGCCGCCGCTGTTGCGGGTGCTGTAATTACAAGTCAAGCAATGAAGAGTTCAGCAAGTTCTTCTGCTGATGCTCAGCGTTCTGCTGCACAAACTTCTGCGGATGCACAGCTTGAAGCTGCTCGTATCAATGCTGAAGCATCTAAATTCCGTCCTGTAGGAATATCTACTCGCTTTGGTACATCAACATTTACCAAAGACGAAGAAGGTAACATCAAAGAAGCTGGGTATACTTTATCTCCAGAGCTTAAAGCTATTCAAGATTATGCGATGCAGCAATCTACTGCAGGTCAAGCAGATACAGAGACTCTGTTAGGTTTAGGTCGTGGATATTTTTCTACTTCTCCCGAAGCCGCTGCTGCAGATTATATGTCTAAGCAACGTGCGTTATATGCTCCGGGGAATGAACAAGCTCTTGCTGCTATTCGCAATCAACAACTTCAAACCGGTCGTGCTGGTCTAGCTGTTGGTGGAACCACTGGCGGCATGGCTGCTACTAATCCCGAAATGGCTGCTTATTACAACGCTTTAGCAGATAGAGAACGTCAACTTGCCGCTAATGCTGACTTAGCTGCTCAGCAACGTATTACTTTCGGTACAGGATTATTGTCTTCTGCATATAGCCCAATCGCTACTCCATTAGGTCTTGCCGGTACTACCGAATCAATGGGTCAAGGTGCGTTTGACTTAGGTGTGAACTTAGGCGGTCGTCAGACACAAGCCAACCAAGCTGCTGCTCAGTTGTATCAAACCGGTGCAACTAATGCTGCAAACACTCTATATGCTGGTCAGGTAGGAGCAGCAAAAACAACACAAGCTGCTAATGCTTACAGCCCAATTGGTGCTGCCTTGACTGGTTTTGGTCAGCAAGTCGGAACTTCTGGCGGAGCCGGTGGTCAATTAGGTAGCTGGTTTAACAATATGTTAACAAACTATAACTTTGGCAGCAGTGGTATGAGTTCTGGTATGACTGGTGGCATGGCTCCGGGAGTTGACGCTCCACAAGCAGCAACATGGGAAACAGCCTTTGGTGGCACAGGCGGAATGGATAGATAATTATGGCAGATAATATTGTAGGTGGTTTATTCGGTGTTGACCCAGCAGCGTTGCAACAACAACAGCAAGCTGCAGCGGCTAATCGTGCATTTAATTATGCTAATCTTGGTCCGGCAGAACAAGGACAATACGGTGCTTATGTCGCTGGTGGTTTAGTAGGTCAAGCCGGTCAAGGTCTATTAGGCATCGAAGACCCACAGCTCAAAAAAGCTAGAATGGCTCAACAGTTAGCTGGTCAGTTTGATATTACTTCTACAGAAGGTCTCAAACAATATGCTGCTGCATTAGCACAAAACGGTGCTCCTGAACTTGCGACAATGGCTGCTGAACGTGCAATGCAGATGGAAGCCAAAGGTTTAGGGTTACAGAAGACTAAAGCAGAGATTGCCTTGTCTGAGCGTAAAGTATCACAAGATGAGAAATTACGTGAAGAGCTGCTGAAGTTAGGCGATAATCCAACTGAAGAACAGTACCTCAAAGTATTCCGTCAGTTTGGTTCTCCTGACCAACAAGCTAAAGCTATTGAGGCTTCTATCGCTCGTAAAGCAAAAGCTGCCGGTGGTGGCGAAGGCGGTGTAGGTACTCCGGGTCCTGTAGGTAAGTCTGGTGCATACCGTGACATTACTGGTCAGATTCTTGGACCTACAGAAATGAAGACAGTTCGTCAAGAGTTTGAAACAAATCAACGCTTGCTGAGCACATTAAATAATGTCGATGCGACTGACGTTAAGAACGCTGAGAGCTTTGTTGATTGGACAACTAAAGGTGAGTCTAAAGCACTGGCTTCTAAGAAAACCCTTGATGCTCAGTCTAAGATTGCTGCATCGCAGTTGCTTGAGCAGATTGGTCAGCTTCCTCCGGGTTCAGCTTCTGATGCTGATATGAGAGCAGCTATGAAGAGCTTTCCGGGATATTCTGACCCTGAAGCATTGGCGAACTGGGTCAACCGTACTAAAGAAAAGTTATTGGTTAATATCGGTCGTACGTCAGACCAGTTTGGCTTTAAGCCGACTGTTAAACCCACAGAGCCGATTGACTTAACTAAAAAAGCATCATCAGGTAAAGCTGGTTCTTCCAGAGAAAATCCGATTAAATTAGATTAAGGATAGTTATGCCAGTATACGAATATAAAGGGCAGTTCTACGAGTTAAATGAAACTGACCCTGCTGCGGCAAAAGCTAAGATTGTTTCTAGTCTTGGCGGCGGTGCTGCTCCTGAGAAAAAAGGAATGTTAGATTTCCTTCCTAAAGGAGTTCCTGATTGGATGC